TACTTGATAACACTGTAAAATCGAATAAAATAACAGACTGTGTATTTTGGTATAAAGCGAGAATTAGAACCGGATTTAAAGTTGGAAGTAATCAGCTATGGCAGATTAGTAAAAAGATGTACAATCCACGATATCTTCAGGAGAAGGAAGATGACGCACGCAAGGCATCAAAAAAGATGGGTATCACTATCAATAAAGTAGGAACAAACGGTACAAAAAAGAAAAAGTAAATTATTCAGCACGAATGCGTAATGTGTTTTCGAAAAAAAAGTATCCATAATTTAAATGACTGACATTAGAACCATGAACTTGGGAGATGCCGGCGATGGCATGGTTCCTATAGATACAAAGCCTAAACTGGAACAACCCTCCGTGTCATTTGTAGACGAAAATATTATAGAAAAAAATGTGAGTCAACAGCAAGAAACTACTATGGATTCCACACCGATTGCTGATCTCATGGCTCCCCAACCCGGTGCGGGCCCGAATTTTATGGCTCCCCCGGCCCCGACGGCGGAAGGTCGTTCCCAAGGTGTTTTGCCTTCTATGTCCGCTCCTCAGACCGATGCCGGATTTGCTCAGGAAACTGAAGAGGCTCGCGAGAAGAAGACCAAGAAATCATCGAATAAGAATCCGTTCGGTATGACGGACGATCAAATGTTTGCCCTCGTTGCGGGTGTTTGTGCCGCGGTTGCTGTGAGCAAGCCGGTCCAAGAAAAACTTGTGAGCTCTGTTCCCAAGTTTTTATCGGAAAATGGTTCTAGAAGTGCTATTGGCTTAGCTTCCACTGGTCTTGTGGCGGCTATCGTTTTCTGGGTGATTAAGACGTACGTCATTAAACACTAACGCTAACAACTTGAGCATTACCGACGGGCGATTCCCAGCCCATTTCAGTGTATAATCTGAGACCAAACAATTTTTGGATCGCCAGAGCACTCATGATAAAAGTCATCGAGAATAACACAATTGTTTTCATTGTGCTATTTTTGTCCTTACCGTAGCTTTCAACGTCTTTCTTTTTCACCGGCCAGCCTATCTTAGTGATCAAATAGACCAAGGAAACAGATATGAGAGACGCCATAAAGACAAAACTCTTATTGACAGCAAGACGCGGTGCGCTTGCCACTATATAACGAAGTAGATTAGGAATGATAAAGCCAATCAACCACACGCGTCCGTTAAAGTTTTCGAATCTCGCCGGAAGTGGCAGAGATGGAAGTTGTGTAAGCATGATTACACATGCCCATAAAATAATGGCATGTAATGCGACACCAGTAGATGTAGCCATGTTATAACATACTGAGATTATTTATCCTGGACGTGTTTTCCACAGAATTCTGTTTTCTTTGTGATTCTCTTATATATTCCTAATTTCTCGCATATAGCCCGTAATTCCACAAAATTTTCCCAGAATTGTTCTGAATGTTTATACTCTTTAACCGTGCTATGGGCTAACTCGTGAATTAATACATGGAATATTTCATTTGGGTCACCGTCTATACAAATACCTATATCCGAACCCTTACTCACATTATACCCTATAGCACCGGACGTTCTAGTCATCCCGGTAAGGGGGACTCTCGTCGTGAGCATTTCAAATTTCTTATTTTTTGTTTCTATCAAGTGTTGTCGGAGTTTTTCATATTTCTCCTTAACGATTCTCAAATTTTCTGGTTCCCTGGTGCTGAATAATATTAACACATTGACAACTGCGAGTATAATCCACGCAATCATGTCTAATATTATTCAAGATTATTATATAACAGAACTCCGCCTATTTCTAGTTGTCTTCTTTATATCTCAGTTTGGTAACGGGAATGTGAGACAATGAAGTATTAATCTCTTCTTCGATACTATCGGCTTCTTTTTCAAGACGATCGGCTTCTTCTTCGAGAAGAGTGATTTCCTCTGGCGGTACATATTCCAAGCGTAACATTGATTCGAGACTCTCTTTTCTATACATGACAGCGTCTCGTTCTTTATCGATGTCCCATGCCGCAAGCGGACCATCCGAGGCCTTCCAATTCTTGTTTTCGTTTATTCGTCGCTGTTCATCCTCGTCCCAACTTTCCTCGTCGGTCATTGTCAAGGCCCGTGTTATGATTTTTGATACACGTCGCCCCCTTCGTCGTGGTAATTTCATGGTCAGTTTTCCTGTTATGGATTTCTGACTAAGATTAATCATATCTATTATTGGACAATATTTTTTAATCTTTAATATTGGTTATCACAAACGCCGGAATACAGGTTCTTCTTTCCCCCATTCTGGTATAAAATGAGGTGTTACGTGATTGTAACGTTTATGTATCCTTTTGATAACTTCATTCGTATATGTCCTCAATTCTTCTAACGTTTTAATTACGTATAATTTTTGTGTAGGATCTACAACGTATTGTCTTAGCAAATCACCCGCGGTATCTATGAACATTCTGAATATATTTATAGTGTCCTTATCCTTACATATACTCTTATCTGTTTGTTGTAGCATTTTTTTGAAATGCTCCTCCGATAATTCTCCTAACATGTATGAGATTCTACTATAAAAAAACTCTCTATCTTCATCTAAATCTTCGGCATTTAGCCATGTGACTCTTCTCTCAAAATGTTCCAATAAATTACTCAGTTCTGCCATTTTGAATACGTCGTTACGATATGAAATATGGAACTTAACAATGGATTGATTCCATCTTTCATTATTTTGATCATGACCAAACGAGGCAAAATATCCCAGATCCGTTTCTACTTCCCTTTCCCATATCTCCCTAAAACTCGGACACCCACCACACGGTATATCCTGATTATCTCTATTGTTATTGCGTCTAAATTCTAAAAAGTGAGGATTGTGAATTCTTCCCATTTCTACATTTCCCGTTTCCCAGTTATACGCAGTTTTACATTTTGGACACCACATCTGCGAACACCCACTTAGCTTTTGGATCATTTCCCCACACGCGGGACAAGGTTTAGTATCCTTTGCTATTAATTTCATGGTTTTTACATCATCCGGATTACATTCGTGACCTTCAAGTATTTCGGCATTACATTTTTCACAGAATCGTTTTGTACAAATACCACAATACCATTCCTCATCTAAAAAACCTTTACATTCGCCGCTTGGACATTTACGAACAAATTTTCTACCCGAGTCTTCGCCATCCGAGGGAGATAAACCTTGATTTCTTAATTCATAAAGTCTATCTTGTAAATCGTGTAATTGCGGAACCAAGGACTGCATTTCTGGATTTGTCATTATATCATCATCCGGTTGAATACGAGTATGTATTGACATACCCACTGATCTTTGTATATCCATTATTCTTTCCTTAATTTGGCGTATTTTTCTCCTCATAGTTCTCATTTGAATTATACGCTCAACCATGGGTTGCGTTTGTGGCATGAGTAATTTCTGACGTTCGAATAATGTGGATTCTCTGTGTTTTTTCAGGTCGTTGTGTCGGAATTTACGAGTACAAAAAGAATCGATAAATTCTCTATTCCATAATTTTTTACAATTCATGCAATGTGGATCATCAACCAAAGTTAGTAAATATGTTTGGGAACACGTCCTACAAGAAACCAAGTCACAATAAGGGCATTTTACCTTTTTGTGAATTGTTTTATTTAGTTTTTCGCAACAGATGTCGCAACATTCTGGCTCTTCTTTAACCGAAGGCATTTAATTATACTATATCTAAAACTTTAACCTAGATGCGATCAATATCATCGCCAGTATTATTCGTTTAATCGGTTTTAATTTTCTACACGTTTCTCTGGATTCTGCCCGAGAATTTGCTCGTATTTCATCCATGTGTCTATTTCGGAAGTGTATGTCATCGCTAACGCTGTAGGTTCTAGTCCATAACTCTTGGCCATCCATTTGGGCTTTCATTGTATATTCATGGGTTCTAATTTTGGAGGGTTTGTATGATGGAATGTACATTTTAGAATGTTTGTCATATTGTGCGGGCGGGAGTGTGATTTCAACGTTTTTCGCACGATCTCCTTCTTTTATGGTTATATCAACATTTCCGGGACCGCCACCTATTCCCGCACCAGAAATTTTAGAGCCGTGTATTTCTTCTAATTCCATATGGACTGTATAACGACTATGATTATACATTCTAATGGTACCAGATTCACATATTTTAACGAAACAACAGGAAGTACTAACAACTCCTGGTTCCGCGTCGTAAGCCTGGCGTGCAATTTTCAGTGCCTCTTCCTCGCGCTGTTTCGATATCGGAGACCATCTATTTTTGGTTGTACCGGATAAATTACGCAATATACCACCCCGAAGACGAAGAACTAAGTGTAATGTACTTTCCTTTTGGATATTGTAATCCGCTAGAGTTCTTCCATCTTCAAGTTGCTTTCCCGCAAAAATTAAACGCTGTTGGTCTGGTGGTATTCCCTCCTTATTCTGAATTTTCGCCTTTATATTGTCAATCGTATCCGACGATTCGACTTCCAGCGTTATTGTCTTACCTGTTAGTGTCTTCACAAATATCTGCATTTTAATATAACGTCAGGTTTTTATTTACAAACCTAACGTCTTCGACGACTCGTTGATTTTTTGGATTTTCCCCCTGAGGTCGTTCGCACAGACGCACTTCTTTGTGTGGGTCTGGATTTTGTCGCGCTTGTTCTTTGAGCGGGCTTTGCCGATCTCAAGGATGCGCGTCTTTGGTCGGATTTTACTTTGGCGACTTGCTTCTTTTTGTTAGCTAAAGCCGCTCTAGCTTTGGCAGGATTTGTTAATGCATCCTTCTTTAATCGGCTCGCATTCTTTGAACCAATATTACCCGCACGAAGCGCCGAATTAATTTCACGCGTCACTGTTTGTCTCTCCGCATCGGCTTTTTTCTTTTCCTGTGCCAATCTCGCCTTTTCGGCCTTATCCTTTTCTTCTTTGATGCGTTGAGCATCTCTTGTTTTGGAATTGGCAAATACACGAGCGGGATCTTCTCCCTTTTCCAGACGCGTCATGAATTCCTTTCTATTGCCACGAGTTAATCCCTTCATACTTTGGAATTGTTTCGCTGTATTGCGTTTGAGTTTATCCAAACGTTCTTTCTTCAATTTCGCTTCCGCTTCTTCCTTTTCTTTCTTTGCCTTTGCCTCCGCCATTTCCTTTGCCTTTTTCTCCTTTTCTAATCTTTCAGCTTCGGCCTTTTTCGCATTTTCACGTTTCTTCGTCACTATAGCCGTGGCTTCACTCAACAATTTAGCGGAATCTTCGCCCTTATTATATCTCGCGACAAGCTTTTGTCTATTCGCGCGCTCAAGATTAGTCATGTCTTGAATACCCTTGACAAATTTCTTCTTCGCATCGAGCTTTTTCGCGTTAGAAGCCTTTTTCGCATCTATAATTTGCTTCTTAACAATATCACGTCGCTTCTTGATATCATTCACATATCTCAACACCAATGTCAGGTGTCCTTGTTTATCCTTCATAGAGAGATTTGCCTTCATAATTTCACCTTCTAATTGCTTCTTTTCGGTCAAAAGACGATCCAATTCCTTGAGTCTCTTCATATTCGTGGCTAAACCAACTTCCTTTTCCCAACCTCGCCGCCATTGTCCAGTTTTACCCGGAATGTTACGCACGATTCGGCTCTTAAGGGCTTCTCTAGTGGGTTGAAGCGCCTTGTTTGCCGCTTCTTTAGCTCGTTGTTTTCGGAGAACTTCCGCATTTTCCAATATCTTTGTTGCGTTTATACTGGCGGTGGTTGCGTTGGTCTTGTTCATTCTATTCATAAACTTCTTTCTATTCTCTCTTTCGAGTTCTTTCATAGATTGGAGTTTGGTTGCCACTCTCTTTTGAACGGCAACTACCTTCGCTTTACGGTTCGCCTCTTCTTTTGCCTTATTATTGGCCTCCTTTTTCGCTTTGAGTCTGGCCTCTTCCTTCGCCTTACGGTTCTCTTCCT